ATTTGTTCTTAAACCACCTGTTGACGCATTTATTCTCACACCTTGATTTGAAATCTGTGAAAGTGCCTTTACAAGTTCAACTGTACTACCTGCAACTTGTGGACTTTTTGCAAGTATTCCAATAAGGTTGTTTAATTCCGTTCCAAGTGTCCGTAAACTACCTGCCGTTGCACTTGCTCTTTTTCCTGCGTTAGCAAGTTGCGCTAATGCCGTTGTTAACTGTATCGTTCCCTCTGAAACTGTTGATACACTTGCCATTGCATTAAAGAAACGCACTAACTGTGTTGTTAGTCCGGGCATGGCATTTGTTACGGCAACCATTCCACTACCTGCACCTGATAACTTTGCAAGTGCCTCAACAAGTTTAGTTGTTCTTATTGACACTTCCTCTGTGTTAGCAAGTGTGTTTGTAAGTTGTGCTAACTCTGTACCTACTCTGCCAAAGTTTGCATTTTGTAAACCACTTAAATTAGCAGATGATAGTTTGGTAAGGGCATTTACAAGCCTTGTAACACTACCACTTATGTTACTACCCGATAAATCTTTTAATGTGGGAGAAAGCCTTTGTAAGCCATCTGATAATGCCCCTATACCTGCATAGTTAACATTCGATATTTTATTTAAGTTGTTTGCAAGTGTGGAAAAATCTTTAGCCGTTTGGTTAGCTTTAAGTGAGGACATTGCCCTACTTAAATTTGTTATTCCATCTGCTAAAGTCTGAAACTGTCCGACATTGGAAAGAGAAGATAATGTGCCATTCAGTTTTTCAAGTCTATCTTCAAGGGCATTAAGAGAGTTAATCGCACTTGTTGCACTTGCTTTAATCTGTAAACTTAAATCAGGCATTGTCTATCTCCTTAAAGAAAAAGGGTAACACTTTCATGCTACCCTTGTTTTGATAATTCAAAGTTTGCTTTCATAATTTCCAAAGATTGAAAAACGGCTTTTACTTTCTTCATGTTTTCCTCTTTGGCTCTATCTGTGTTGATTTCTTCTTCTTGCATAAAAGGTTTCTCAACATAATTTGCTTTCGACTTTTTACCTGCAAGATTTTTCTCAACGGCAGATAACACGGCACTATGTATGTATGCACCCATACACCACATTTGTTCATCAAGCATTTTTCTCTTGATTTTGTGTGCCTCGTAAAATGGTTTAATCTTTCTCGGGTTTAAAGTCCAAAAAAGATTGTATGGAATACCTATTGCTAATGCGTTAGGTAAAAATTCTTTCTCGATTAGTTCTCTGTAAGTTCTGCGCTCTCCGTTGTAGTTTTCTTCTCCTTGCCCTTGACGAGAGCTTGAAAAAAATCTGACTTGTCAATCTCCTTTGCAAAAGCATCAACGATAGGCTTTACATCACCACCGTTAATGATATGCTCCTGAATGAGTTTTCCTGCATCTTCAACGGAAATCCCTGCGCATAACGCAAAGTAGGCTCTCATAAATGAGTTTCCCTTTTTGCGAACATCGTTAAAATCAAGTCCGTTATCTTCAAAAAAACATACGGCATTGTAATCTACCTCTGCCGATTTATAAGTTACTCCATTTACCTTAAATGTCATTTTTATTTCCTCCCAAAGTTTAATTTAAGCCCTTTTGGGAGGGCAGGGAGATTGCTCTCCCCACCCTCTTTATAGGGCAAGTTTTTGTGTTATCAATCGCCACTACCTGACGATACGGGAACAACTGCCGTGTCAAGTCCCTTGTAATCATTGATAGTCAAAGTGAATTCAACTACCCATAATTCGTTCTGACCCGATTCTGGTAACGGGATCTCTTGAGGTGGCTCTGCCACAACGAAGAAAGCTCCACTTGTAAGGTCAGGATGGTAAACCTCAAACCAAGTCTGCTTTCCTGCCTCTTTAGCTGTCTTGTATGCAGAAATAAGTGTCTGCCACTCTGTAATTGTATCAGGTGTGATGTTAACTGAAACGGGGAAATCTCCACCCGTATCGCCTCTACCTGCAACTGACTTTGTAACCTTATCAATGAGTGCAGATGCGTCAATGGTTTCTACATCAATTTGGATTCCACCGATACTATTGATTCTTGAAAGCTCTACAAATGTAGCAGGTTTCTGTCCTGCCGTTGTTTCCACGCCATAGAAAAATCTTATTCCGAGTGTGGACATTCCGGGTAATGCCATTTTTTTATCCTCCTATAAATTTTATTTGTGAAATATTTTATGATAAAAAGGATTGTTCCTTTTAACCAACTGTATCGTTTGCACCTACCATTCTACGCACACGGCATACACAACAGTTTGTATCGTTACCCGTGGGAATAACCTCAGGTGTTTGGAATACCTCATATCGCAAGGCTTTAAACTGTTCTATGGTTTCCCATATTACTTGTCTTGCAACTGTCTGCCCTTGTGTTTTCGATGATGTAACCTCGATTTGTGCCGTTGACATTATTGCGTTTATCGTAAGTGCATCAAGTGTTTTTCCGTATTCGTTTGACGGAAGAAAATGTATGTATATTGTCGGGAAATATGAGTTTGTATCATCAGGTGTAGAGTCTTGTGTAAAGTTGATTTTGGAATATTTGCTTTTCAACTTATTCGTAACCTTTGTTTTAACAATGGTGTATATGCGATTTTCTAAATCAAATACCCAACTCATGTTTTAAATATTTCCCTTGCTATTTGTCTTATTTGTCTTTCCATTTCAAGATAGGCATTATACATAGGCATTGTAGGTGTCATGCCACTTGTTCTGTGCCATTTCCCATGTATATCCTTGTAACTCCATGTGTCTTGCCATGCGTGATTTTCATTGCCTTTAGGCTTGTTGTTTTCACTCGGAAAAGTGCCTCTACCGACTTTCTCTTTTACATTTACTGTATCGGTATGTTTTTTATTGGCACTTGCATTTTTACCCGTTCCAAATTCAAACATTAAAACGGGACTTATTTCTGCTGTTTTCATTATTTCTTTATGGTTTTCATCAATAGACAACCATGCTTTTGTAACGGGGTGTTTATCGGCAAGTATTAGGATTTCTTTACATTCGTTTTCGGTTATCTCTATTTTCTTTGTTAAGCCAATATGTATTGCACCATCGCCTAAATTTACTTGAATAATATTGATTCCGATTTCCGATAGTCTATCGCAAAATGTTTTTGTTTTATTAAGAATATCTTGCTTATAATCTTGAATATCCTTAATCGCTTGTTGTATCGTTGTCTGATTGAATAGGTTGATTTTCAGTTTCTTCATCGTCTATTCCCGGACTTTCTTCTTCTTCACTTGAATTTCGTTTAAGCAAGAACAAATCTTCCGTTAAGCCCTCATCCATAAGTCCACAAACAGTATAGTCCGATGATGATGCTTTGGGTATTCCTTGTTGTTCATCATCCCACTCGATTTCCGATGTTCTCCAAATGATCGCACCGATTTTAAGTGGCAAATAGCCTTTTGGCACACACAATTCAGAATAGATTGATGATTGGTCTACTCCCCATGATTTAATGTGCATTTCATTAAGGCTTGATGATATTGAGCTACGGAAAGCAACGGGTGTATCGTAAATCTCTGAAACAATACCCGTTTCAATGGGTGTTTGCACTCCGTCTATGTCAACATAAACAATATTACCCTCTGCGTCTGTCTGATACTCTTTTTGTGTTCCCACAAAATTTGAGTAGTACATATTCTGTTTATCTCGTTTGGGTAATCTCATTCTGTGCATTATATTGTCCTGACATAATTCGGCAAGTTTTCAAGTAAACTTGCGTTTATCCAATCATACTTGAAATTACGGGTTACTCCGTTTGATGAATAAGAGTTCTGTCCCTCTGTACCAATTTTCAAGTAAAGGTCTACACAAGCCATCGCAAGTGAATTTTTACAAGCCGACAATTCATTGACTTTTCTTTCGTCTGTGAAATGTTTAGGAAAATTGCATTTCTTTAATGCGTACTCGAAAACAAAATTAACTATTGATAATGGAAACTCTGTGAGTTCTGAATCATCCCCATCGTCACTTTCTGTCAAATATGTTTTTGCTAATGCTCTTATCTCGGCTATGAGTTCATTCATAATGCAATGTTCCTTATTTTGTCTTGCGTTTATAAGTAGGTTTCTTGTCTACTTTTTCCTCTTTGGTTTCTTTTACTACCGAGGTTTCCTCGATAGTTTGTTCAACCTTTTCGTTTTTCTTTTCTTCAACGGGTATTTCCTGACCTGCATCATAGTAAACGCCGTTGTATTTTGTTCTGAATGGTAAAATCATTGTCTATCTCCTTTTAGGCTCTCTTATAGGCTCGTACGGGCTTTGCAAGAATATCGTAATCATTCCAACCATATCTTATTCGACTTTGTAGTGTTGTATATGGAATGTTAAGTTTTTCACTCCATTGTTTTAATGTTAACTTTAAACCATTAAATTCAACAATGTGATTATCTCGCCTATTGTTTGCTTGTGTTTTAGCATTAGCCCAACGAATATTGCCCGGCTCGTAATTGCCATTTACATCAATTCTGTCTAATGTATATCCCTTTTCGCCATAATGAGAAAGTTTACTAACATAATCTTTGAAACTCTCATAACTGTTATTCCATTCTTCGTAAACTTTAATGCCTCTGCCACCATAATTCTGATATTCAGAATCATTAGGTTTATTGCATCGGTTTCTCATTCCTCGCCAAATCTGATATAAACGGGTTTTTGTTTCGTTATGCCGTGTCATTCTAATTCGTTGTTTTTCTGCTTTACAAGAAACACAACTTGAATGTTCATGTAGTCCGTCACTCCGTTTAAGAATTTCATTACCACATTTACACTTGCATAACCAAAAACTCCTATGATTTCGGATTTCTGCAAACTGAATAACTGTTAAATAACCGAAAGTCTTTCCGACTAAATCAATATCATTCTTTCTCATTATCTTTGCCTCCAAGATATGCCTAAAAAATAAAAGGGCAAGAAAAGGTTAGGCTTTACCTCTTTCGTGTTGCAATCACTATCTTGCCCTATATTTAATTATATTAGTATGTTACAGAAGATGCAATCTTGAGCATGTATGTTTCGTCAATTCTTTCAAACGAAGGTAACACAATCTCTGATGCGATTGTCTTTGTCTGTACGGGGTCTACTGAATTTGCAACTGTAACGGCAATTCCGTCAATGATTGTGCAATCATAGTTAGAATCCTCAAGGAGTGAGGCTTCCTCTGGAGTTACTCCAAACCAAGTGCTTCCGAGTGTGCCGTCAGGAATAAGTGTTGCCATACCATCGGGATAGAATTTCTTTGCCTGATTACTCTCGTTCTTATAGAGTTTTGTATAAACAATAACCTCAATTCCGAGTTCGTTAGCAAAAAGTTCCTTAACTCTTGCATCTGTCATAAAGATATTGGCAGATACATTCTGTGCGAGAATAGCAGACTTGATCTTTGCGTTCTGCTTGAGAAGATTCATTGTTGCCTTTGAAACAATCATCTTTGTAGGTCTTGCGCCTGTGTTCTGCTCAACCTTATCTTGTGCATCGGCAATATCTTTCATCGGGTCAGAATTTGTTGTATCTGTCCAATAGTTTGTACTCTGAACACCACCAACATCAGTAAAGTTATTTGTTGAGTATGTGTTGTTAGGGTCATAGTTGTATGAGTATGTTGCGCCGTTAGCAGAAATTGAGATTGAGGGGTGTCCATTTGCATTAGCAAGAAGATACATTCTCATTCTCTCGGGTACTACCTTTGCGCCATCAATAAGTGTGTTTACATCATCGAATACATGACGGAGTACCTCTGTTGCATAAGGGTCAGAAGAATCCTGAACACGCAACATATCTTGTCTGTCTTGCTCCTTAACAAGCATACTCTCCTTGAAATATGCCATTTCTGTTTCATCCATCTTGAATCCCTCACGGCTACGGATAGTAGAAACAGTATCGAAAGCAGACGGAGAAAGTGATACGGGCA